TTCGCTTGCTCTGAACTGTAGAGCTGCCCATCCTTCTTCTTTGTCTGCCCTATCGTATAAGTCTTTAAAGTGATTATTGCCCTTTGGAGTGCCTATAAACAAGCAATATCCTTTTCTGTCTGCCAAACTTGGTCTAATTATTTCGTTCCATATCTTTGGGTTTTGGTCTCCGATCTCGTCTAAAACTACCCCATCAAAATATTGCCCTCTGAGTGAGTCTGGGTTATCTGATCCAAATAACTGGATTCTTCTACCTAAGAAGTCTACCCTGAGTTCTGTGATATTAGCCTCTGCATTTAATGGTCTGACAAAATGAGTTAGATAATCCCATGCTACCCGCTTAGACTGTCCGTATGTTGGACTAATGTATGCATATCTAGGTGATGGTAGACCATTCTCTAGGCTTGATTTTATGAGTTGGTTCAGAGCTGCAACTGTCTTTCCCATTCTTCGATGTGCAACCCCTACTACAAATCTGTGCTGATCTACTGCCTTATGGATCTCCATTTGAGGTAGTCTAGGTTTATAAGGGATTGTTATTATTCTGTCAGCCATTTGACCGCTAAAGGTGCGCCATCTGCACCAGTAATCTCGTGTGCATGAGTTTCTTTCCATCTTGCCCTAGTCTTGAGCCAAAAGATTGCTGCAGCAGTATTCCCCTTCTTTGCCTGATTGAATAATGTTCCTGCAATAGCTGAATTAGCATCAATTCTGCCCTCGTCTAGTTCATCTTGATAATACTTAACTAGGGTATCTGAGGATATTTTTAGCCTTAATGCTATATCTTCATGAGGCACTCCTAAAGCAGATAATCGCCTTGCAGTATCCCTATCTTGTTGACTTGGTTCATGTTTTTTGCCTTGAGCCATTTTATAACTCCGAAAGTATTGCTTGTTTACCTGTAAAATCTTCCCAACGCTTTACTATTACATCACAGTATTTAGGATCTAATTCCATAACATAAGCGTGTCTACCATGCTTCTCAGCAGCCAACATAGTTGTTCCACTACCACCAAACAAATCTAAAACAATATCTCCACCTTTAGTGTTGTTTAACATTTGATATTCAAACAAAGCTACAGGCTTCATAGTTGGATGCTCCCCATTTCTGCTGGGTTTATCAAACTCTAATATGGTTGTTTGTTTCCTATCAGTAGCCCATAAGTGTCCAGCACCCTCTTTCCATCCATATAAACAAGGTTCATGCTTCCAATGGTAATCTTGTCTTCCCATAACCATACTGGACTTTTTCCAAATTAAGCATTGTCTCACCTTCCAACCAGCGTCTTGTGCAGCTCCTCTGAAGTTGTAGCTTTCACTATCAGCATGCCAAATATAAAATACAGCACCAGCTTTCATAACCGTATTTGCTGAAACAAAAGCATCCCTAAGAAATTGTCTAAACTCCTCGTTGCCCATTGAATCATTAATAATTGTTAATTTTTCCTTAGTTGCACCTTCATAAGCAACATTGTAAGGAGGATCAGTCAAAAGCATATCAACCCCCCCCCCAACTCCCATTAACTTTTCTACATCCGTTATGCTGCATGAATCCCCACACATAAGCCTATGATTTCCAAGGATATATATATCGCCTAACTTAGTCTTAGGTTCGTCAGGAACATCAGGTACAGCATCCTCGTCTGTTAATCCTTCCACTACCTCTGGTGCTAATAACTCGTCTAGTTCTTTACTATCAAATCCTAGTAATTCAAGATTAAATCCGTTAGTATCTAGTTCTTGTAACTCTAAACTAAGCAGGTTAGTGTCCCATCCTGAATTTAATGCCAGTTTATTGTCGGCTATGATGTAAGCCTTTTTTTGGGTTTCTGTCATATCTGAGCAGTCAATCGTTGGAACTTTATCTAGTCCAAGTTTCCTTGCTGCCAATAATCGACCATGACCAGCTATTATTCCTACTCCATCTACTAAAATAGGATTTCTAAATCCAAATTCTTTTATAGATGCTGCGATTTGTGCTACTTGAGCATCATCGTGCGTTCTTGAATTGTTTGCGTAGGGTATTAGGGTATTTACTAATAAATAATCTATTTTTGCTGCTTCTTCCATTCCATTCCTCAAGGGTTGATGGTTGATGATGTAGCTATTATACAACAAAACTCAATCAAGTAAACTTTCAACTTTTTGGCTGTTCTTTTCTAAGATTTTTACATCTGTGGGATCAAATACTACAAAGTTAGATGTGCCTTTTCCTGCATCACGACTTGTATTATCTAAATATCGTATACCTTTTACTCCAGCCTCATTAAGCAATTTTTCACCAATTCCTAGCCCATCAGGATGAATAATCTCCATAGTATTTAAAAACTGAACAGGAGTGACATCTTTGCCAAACAGTAAATTCATATCTCCACCTAATTCCATCTTCATTTCAGGTGTAATTTGTTTTTTAATGTTGTTTAATGCTTTTTTAACTATTGCATTTTGTTGCCCTAATGGTTTGTCATAGTCCATCATAGTTGGTACATATTCATCAGGTATATCTACTTTATAAAGATTTCCCAAAGGTTTTAATTGATTAGTTTTAAGAATATCAATGGCATCTTCAAGTTCTTTATTTGCTTCTAATTGTTTAGGGTTTTTTAATTGGCTTCTTGCTTTTAAAGTGTTTTGCAATTCTGTAATAGCGTTATCACCATACACATTTAAGGTATCTTGTGCAATTCTTTTTGCATCCCAGGTTGTGTTATCTGGTGTACCAGCCATAAATTTTCCAACATAACTTCTGTCTGTTGCGTAACTTTTAGCAACATTTGGATTCTCAGCGTAATACATCCCATATCCATAAGCCTGTGCGCCTTCACCAGTACCCACTTTATTTATGTCAAATTTACCTTGTATATTATGTGGTGTTCCATGATAGGCTGTAATACTCGGCATAAGTCCCTGGCTTTGCAATAAATCCTCAGTTTGCCGATATGCTTGCTCACCTAATGCCCTTCCTACTGGTCTTGCTAATGGTGCTAGTGGAGCTGCTAATGCAGTCATCATTCCCATTTCTTCGCCAGAACTGTAACCTTTTGAGTAATCAATGTTTCTAGGATCAACCACCCCAATATCACTAGGAGGCTTTGCCGGTAGTCCTGCATACCCTGCACTAAATCCACTTAACTGTTGATTAGGGGTAATCCCTAATAGTCTTGCAAATAATTGTGGATCAGTAATCGCTCTAGTTGCGCTTGTAGGAATGTTAATTAACTGCTCACCTAGTTTTCGCAATGTATCAGCCGATATTTGTGGGCTAGTATTAAGTAGACCTCTAGGTGTACCTCCAAGTAAGCTCTGACTTCTTTTGAGCTGTGGGTATCCTATGTAAGGCTCGTCTAGTAAGCCAGCCATTTATTTCTTAAATCGAGCTTCTTTGGCAGCCGAACTTAAAGCAATTGCCATCGCTTGCTGTGGACTCTTAACCTTCTTACCATTGGTAGTTAGCTTTTTATCCTTGAACTCACCCATGACTTTTGAGATTTTGGCTTGTCGCTTGTTCATTTTTTAGGCTTACTAGGCTTCATTGGGGATTTTTTGGGTTTTGGCATCTTATACATCAGTCTTCCTCCTCATATTCCATTTCTTCATCTTCTTTTTCTTTCGATTCCCAAGCCATGCAACCATTCTCTTTGGAACAAACAAAATCAAATATCTCGCAATACCCATTACCCTTTGTAACTCCACAATCAGATAATTCAGTATTGTAATATTCACAAGCCTTGCACTTGCCTTCGCCATCCTCAACTTCACCATAACTGGCAGTTAAGATAGCCTTTTTCTTGTTACCCTTGTTGATGTCCATATCCTGAGTAGCTAGAGGACATGATTCCATATTAGATTCTAAGAGACCGCCCTCAGATTTATCAGACATCTTAGGCTCTTTGCCTAATAGACCAATCATAATGCTCATGCCTTTTTCTTTCATAGTCACCTCTAAGAATAAAGTTACTCCAATTATACAAGGATTTTAGCCATTAAACCATATTTTGATAAAA